GGATGCGCCGCGGCGCGGGAGGGTCTGAGACCCTTACGCGCCGCGACGTTGCTGCAAAGCAGGTCGGATGTCACGCCGAGGCGATCGCCTTGTCGGTGAGGCGTTCGCCGCTCTCGACGTCGAACACGTGGACGTGTCCCGGGACCGCCGCGAGGGTGACCGTCTCGCCCGCGTTGGGGTGACGACGGCCGTCGACGCGCGCCACGATGTCGGTGCGCTTGCCGTTGACGTCGGTGTGGCCGTAGAGGTAGCCGTCCGCCCCGAGCTCTTCGACCAGGTCGACCGTCACGGTGAGGCCCTTGCCGTCGGCGGGCCCGACGACGATGTCCTCGGGCCGAACGCCGACCGTGACCTCGGAGCCCTGCGTACGGGCCAGCGTGTCGGCCTCGATCCCGACGACCGACGTGCCGAAGCTGATGCCGCCCTCGACGAGGTCGGCGGGGAACAGGTTCATCGCCGGCGAGCCGATGAAGCCGGCGACGAAGACGTTCTTCGGCTTCTCGTAGAGGTCGCGGGGTGTGCCCACCTGCTGCAGGATGCCGTCCTTGAGCACGGCGATCCGGTCGCCCATCGTCAGCGCCTCGGTCTGGTCGTGCGTGACGTAGACCGTGGTGACGCCGAGGCGACGCTGGAGCGAGGCGATCTGCGTGCGGGTCTGCACGCGGAGCTTGGCGTCGAGGTTCGACAGCGGCTCGTCCATGAGGAACACCTGCGGCTGACGGACGATCGCGCGGCCCATCGCGACGCGCTGACGCTGGCCGCCCGAGAGAGCCTTCGGCTTGCGGGTCAGGTACTCCTCCAGGTCGAGCAGCTTGGCGGCCTCGAGCACGCGCGCGGCGCGCTCATCCTTGCCGACGCCGGCGATCTTGAGCGCGAAGCCCATGTTCTCGGCGACCGTCATGTGCGGGTACAGCGCGTAGTTCTGGAAGACCATCGCGATGTCGCGGTCCTTCGGGGGGATGTCGGTGACATCGCGGTCGCCGATGAGGATGCGGCCCGAGTTGACCTCTTCGAGGCCGGCGAGCATCCGCAGGGACGTGGACTTGCCGCAGCCGGAGGGACCGACCAGAACGAGGAATTCGCCGTCGGCGACTTCGAGGTTGAGCTTGTCGACCGCGGCGCGGGTGCCGCCGGGGTACAAGCGGGTTGCGTTGTCGAACGTGACTGACGCCATGTTTTCTTCTCCTTCACCGGCAGGTACGTGCCGGACGATCCGTAGTGAGGAATGAGCGGGGCTGAGACCGCACGCCCGCCGTTGGACGCGACATAAGTATGCCACGCACTTTCGGGCCCCGTCTGGGTATTTCCCAGCCTGCCTGGTTAGCATCGTCATGGTCGCCATCTCCCGAGCGGCCCGGCCGGATCACCGGCCCCCCGTCTGTCAAGAGGTTCCATGTCGAGCGACGAATCCCCCCACGTGCCTGCCCAGCGGGACCGCCGTGAGGCCGTCCGCGAGAAGGCTCAGCAGGTGCAGGCGAAGCAGTCGCGTGCACGCCTCGCGCGCCGCATCGCGGTGGGAGTCGGAGTAGTCGCGGTCGTCGCGGCGACGGCCACGGTCGTCACGTGGGCCTTCGCGTCCAACGCCGCGAAGCCGCAGCTGAGCCCGGCGAACATCAGCAACGACGGCTTCACCGTCACGAGCGTCGCGGGCGTCGCACTGGACGCGGCGGGCGCCTCGCCCGACAATACTGCGACGACCGCACCCTCGCCGACGCCCGACCCGAGCGAGACCGCGCAGCCCGCGGTCGACATCCGCGTCTATGTCGACTACCTGTCGTCGGGCTCGCGCGAGTTCCAACTGGCGAACGTGCAGCAGTTGTCCAAGTGGGTGACGCAGGATGCCGCGACCCTCACGTATTTCCCCGTCTCGATGCTGACCGCGAAGTCGAACGGGACGAAGTACTCCCTGCGTGCGGCCAGCGCCGCCGCCTGCGTCGCCACGCATGCCCCCGACAACTTCTTCGCGTTCAACGACGCACTCCTGCGCCAGCAGCCGACCGTCGACTCGGACGGGTTCAGCGACGACGAGCTCGCAACCCTCGCGATCGCGTCGGGCGCCCCCGACCCCAAGATCGTCCGATCGTGCATCGAGACCGAATCGTTCGCGTCGTGGGCGAAGAACGCCACCGACCGCGCCCTGCAGGGTCTGCCCGACACCGACGCCGTCGCACTCACCGCGACGCCGACCGTGCTCGTGAACGGCATGCCGTACGTCGGCGCGCTCGACGACCCCAAGGAGTTCGCGCAGTTCGTCCTCACGATCGCGAGCGACGCGTACTACCGGACCGCGTCACCGACGCCCACGGCATCAGCGACGGCTGGGGCCACGGCGACGCCGTCGGTCTCGCCCTCCGCGACGCCCTAGCGTCCGTCGACGGGCCGCGGTCGCCGGATAGAATGGCGACTCTGCCGACTTGGCGCAATTGGTAGCGCACCTAACTTGTAAGTCCATCGGCGGGCATATCAGAGGTTTGTGCGGGGTATCAGATCACTCGCGTTGCCAACTCCCGACTGATCAGGCGCTATCGCAACGATGCAGCGCGACTCACTGAATCTGCGGGGTAAACGCGGGGTTCGATCGCACCTACTCCTCGGGCTCGGCGAGAATCACGCTCGCGGCGCTAAGGCCAGCCGCCGGCGCGTGCTGCCGGAGGATCTTGAACACGGCCATCGCGACCGCGGCGGCGTCGCTCTGGACGGATGGTCCGCCCATGCTCGGTGAATCGAACTCGTCGAGGTTGAACTGACGCGTGGTGATGATGTCGGTCGGGGTGAGGGTGACGATCAGCTTGATGGGCTCCATACGGCGGAGGATACCCGAGCTAGGCGATTGCGTGGCGGCGGCTGAGGTAGTGGCTGACTTGCGATTTCGTGATGCCGAGCATGTTTGCGACGGCCTGCTGCGTGAGCCCGTCTGCGCGCATGCTGTCGATCTGGGAGCCGACGTACGGGGAGATGACGTGCAGCTTCGCTAGCGAGCCCGGTACGACGTACCGGCCCTCTCCGAGCACGGCGGTGAGGTAGCCGACGTCTGCGCGGAAGCACTCGGTCACGAACCAGAGCCATTCGGACAGGTCTTTCCGATGCCTGGTCTCGACGTACTCGATCAGTCCAGGAGGAACCTCCCATCGGTACGGGTTGTGAGGCGCGAGTTCCGCGGGCTGGTCAACGAACTGGTTGCGCGCGTACGCTCGCCACCGTGCCCCGATCTCTTTGACCTTCGCGCCACACGTTCCGCGCTGGGAGCTGAGTATGTCGGCGATCTGCTCGAAGGGGAGTTCATCGAAGTAGCGGAGCGCGATGAGCACCTTCTCCCGGGTCGACAGAATCTGGAAGTACTCGATCAGGGTGTCGTTCACGAGACCCCAGAGCGGCGACGATTCGGGTTGGCGGATGGACGTGTGAGCCTCGGCGTAGTTGAGCGTCGAACCGTCAGGTGGCGGCGCGTCGAAGCTCGGCCAACTATTCTCGTTGTCGTCGGCGCGGCCGACGTTCTTGTAGTAGTTGATCACCCGGAACTTGATGGCCTTTGCGAGCAGACCCCAGAAGCGCGGGTCGTGGCCCTCTCGTCGTTGCGGTTCGTTCGGGTAATGCTCCGCCACCGTCTCATCCCACTCGGCGGCGAGCTTCACGAGAGCGATGGCCGCGATCTGCTGGAGATCCTCGATGGTGATGAGGCAGTTGCCCCGGGTCTCCATCCACGCGTACTTGTTGACGATGTGCCCGCGCACGACGGGCAGGTAGAACGAGATGAGCGTGTCGGTCATGGTCCCTCCTCGAGTGCTTTGAGCCGGGCGTTGAGGTTCGCGACCTGGGCGAGCAGCAGGCCAATGAAGTCGATCGAGTCGGGGCGTCCCTCCTCGTCGTAGACGACGAAGGTGCGCTGGGCGACGTCCTCGTCCAGCCGTTCCGCGATGTATCCGTACCGCCAATGACCGTCACCGGTGCCGTCGAGGGAACGCATCTGGAAGCGGTGGAGCTGCGGGAAGATGTCGCCGAGCTCGGACGGCTCGATCGCGGAGATGTACTTCTTGTAGCGCTCCGACGACGCGCCCTTGGAGATCCGCCCGTCGCTGTTCTGGTAGAGGATCGTGTATCCGCTGACGGCGGGGAATGCGTTTGGCACGTAGATGTGGTCGTTGACGCGGAGGTATCCGGACATCTCGTCGCCGGTCTTGGCGACTCGTGCGTCTACGTCGCTGACGTTCGCGAGCGGCTGGTCCATGTAGCCGGGGATGAGGATGCGGACGTGGTTCCCACCGATGTATCCGATGGTGGGCGTGCCGGCACCGTCGTTGCTGATCTTCGTGGAGTTGAGGTAGTTCAGGTCGTTCTGGACGTTCGATCCGGTGGTCACGACGTCGGCTGCGTTGCGCACCCGGTTCTGCGCGACAAGATCACGGGTGCGGTTGAGTTCAGTGTCGATCTGGTTCGCTGGCAGCGACCCCGATACGAGCGGGAATCCGGCTGCTGCTGCGTCATCTCCGATGGCCATGGGGTTCCTTTCAGAGGGAGTCGATGGTGCCGACGAGAGCGTCGATGGTGCCGGCGAGGTAGTCGATCGAGCCGGGGACGAGGTCGGCGAGGCCGCGGGTGTCGACGGTCATGAGACCGTCCGTGAGGGTCCAGGAGACGGCGGTGACCTGGCCGCGCTGCTCGAGCGCTCCGGGCAGGGTGATGCCCGCCTCCTGCCCGGGGGTGACGTTCCACTGCGCGAGCACGGTGACGTTCTGCTGGCGGCCGGTGCCGGTGCGGCGGGAGAGCATCGCGGCGGCCGCTCCTGGGCCCGGGTAGGGCCGTTCGTAGTCCCACAGGAGCACGGGGCCGGTCGTGTCGCCTGCGCTGTCGTACGCCTCCTGCTGGTCGCCTGCGGAGTCACGCCACCGGTAGCGCACGACCACGCCCGTGCAGTAGACGTTGGGGTCGTCGCGAGTGATGTCGTCGGTGCCGTCGATCGTGTTCCACGGTGCCAGCGAGACCAGCCCGGGCACCTCGTACTCGGCCGGGGAGATGAGGCGCCAGACTCGGTTCTCGTCGCAGAAGAGTCTGAGCCCTGCGGTCGAGCACAGCGGCGCGAGGAAGTCCCACGCGGTCACTCCAGGCTTCCAGTTGAACAAGTCTGGGTCGGCGCTGGTGTAGTCGTACGTCGCCGTCCCGGCCGCGAGGGATGCGCCGATCTTGTCCAGCACGTAGTCGACGACGTCACGCAGGTTCGAGCGGTGCGCGTACGCGCCGCTGTCGATCGTCAGCACGCTCTTCTCCGCAAGCATCGCTTCGTCCGAGGCGAGAGAGAGCGACAGGGTGCGGGATCGGTGCGAGACGGGGCGTCGGCGGAGGCCGAGGTCGAACGTGCGGGATGTGCCGGCCTGGTCGTCTCGCCCGGTCACCACGACGCGGATGTCGTCGCGCGGGTCGAGGTCTTCGAGCGCGTCGAAGTCGAGGAGCGGGATCTCGATCTCGGCGGCCGCGTACGGGAACCGCGTCGCGTCGAGCGTGACCCTGCCGCCGGATGCCTTCGTCGTCACACCCCCGGCGACGACGGTGCCACCTGGTCGGAGAATCGGGGTAGCCACGTCAGACCTCGATCTCTTGGAACGTGACCCGGACCATCCAGTCGGCATCCACCTCAGGCGGCGAGACGCCCATGGCGGCGTACGCCATGTTCACGGAGCCGTGCTCGCTGTTCTCGAGCGTGAAGGTGGTCTCTGCCGAGTGCAGGTTGTAGGCGTCGTCGGCGAGCGATCGGCTCGTGAAGTGCAGCGTCATCTCCCCGGAGCGGGGATCCGGTTCGATGAGCGCGATAGCGACGCCACCGCCGATGAGCTGATGGACGGTGTTGCGGCTCTCCCGCTTCGCGGAGTCCATCGACACGGCATCCGGCACTGACCACGGCGGCAGGATCCATCGGGTGACGTTGTACTGCGTCGAGCGAGAGTTGCCGGGTGCACCGTCCCACGCCCAGCTCGTGGTGTAGTTGACGCCGCTGAAGCCGTCGAAGTAGTAGTTGTCCCCGGGGTTGCCGTACTCGATCATCATGCGCGAACCGTCGATCGTGCCCCCGGAGGGAATGGTGCCGCCGGCGCTGGCAGTCTGTCGGATGACCAGAAAGCCGGTCGCGGTCGGCGTGTATACCCGGCTGATAAGAGTCCATGTGTTCGCGGAGACGCTCGTCGTGCCCGTCCCGGTAGCCGTGGTGAGCCACGCGCCGAGTCCGTTGTGGATTCGGAACAGCGGTTCCCATGTGCAGGCGATCGAGGTGCGAACGTAGTAGTTGATCGTGATCGGCTGACCGCTGGTGACGGGGATGCTCAGCCACGGGTCTGCGGTCGTCCCCGGGGAGCTGGCGTCCGCGTTGCCGTACGTGTCCCATCCGCGGCCGATGATCGACTGCGAGCTCGCCGCCGTGTATCGGTAGAAGGGGAACGCCCCGCTGAACGGGCCCCCGTTCGGCTGCCAGGTGTGCACGAACGAATACCTGGGCTGCCACTCCCGATAGGACACATTCGCGGGCTGCGGGTCGTACGCGAGGTTATGGCGTATGGCGGTCCCCGCGCCCACGATCGGGGCGGCGGCAGGCCTGATCGTGCTGGTCATCAGTACATCTCGATTTTCCCGCTGCGGACGACCTCGCCCTGGAGGTAGACGACCGGGCGCCAGTTGTTGATCTCGCTGCGAGCGCGGGTGAGATCGATGCCGACGTCGAGCGTGAGCTGTCGGTACCCGAGCACCTCGCTGAGCGACCCCTTGATGCCGTCGACCTTGCCCTGAGCGATGTCGAGCGGTGACGCCATCGCTGCCATCGCAGCGACCGTCGCCTCAACCTGGGCGGTCACGGTCGCCTGCTCGCGGTTCGCGTCGCGGATCCAGTCGAGCTGCTCGGCATACTTCGTGTTCACCGCGTCGACCTTGACCGACTGCTCTTCGAGGCTCGCCCCGGACTCTTGGATCTTCTCGATCTCCTCCTGCTTGCGCCGGTTCATCTCGCCCTGGATCGCGGCGATCGCGTCCTGGTCGCCGGCCTGCGCGCGGAGGATCGTCGACCCCTCGATGCCGAGCTGATTCGCTCGCTCGAGCGCCTTGTTGCGGTCCTCGGCGGACATGTTGCCGAGGTTGTCGAGGACGATCTTCTGGGTGACGTAGCGGGAGCCCGCCTCGAGCTGCTTACCGTAGGCCTCCTCGACGCGCCGTGCCGTCTCCTCCGCCTCGGCACCGGCGGCGTCGAAGGCGCCGATGATGAGGCCGAGACCTGCCGCGCCTGCCGCGGTCGCTGCGAGACCGGGGATGCCGCCGAGGGCGCCTGATCCGGCGAGGCCACCGAGCGTGTCCTGGGCGATCTGCGGGAGATCGCGGAGGTCACCGCGGAAGCTGGCGAACGTCTCGCCGAGGTTCTGCTTCAGTTCGCCGCCGACCTCGGCCCCGGTGGAGCCGATCTTGCGAAGTCCGTCCTGCCCTTCGCGCCCCGCGTCCCTGCCTGCGAATCCGAGCTTGTCGAGATCCGTGCGAGTCTTGTCCAGCTCGCGTGAGAGATCCTCGGTGGCGGTCTGCGCCTTGCCCAGCTCCTTGTCGATGTCGCGGCCGGCGTCGGTCTTGCCGAGCTTGTCGAGCGCCTTGTCGGCGGTCTCGATCGGCTTGACGAGGCCGTTCTGGATCTGCTTCTCGACGCCGCCGGTATCGACGGCGATGGGGATCTCGATGTCGCCCTTGCGAGCCATCACGCGCCGCCCTTCTCGATCGCTTCGTGGATGGTGCGGCGCGCGGTCTGCACCCACAGCGACGCGAACCGGGGAATGGACGCTTTCGCGGCCGGGTACACCACAGCCCCATTCCGGTAGCGGGGGCCGAAGATGGAGCCCTCACGCCGCCTGTACGTCTTGCCCGCCTTCGTGCGGGACGTGATGACCTTGTCCGCCCCGCCTCCGAACTCGGCTGCGCCGGTCACGGCGTCGCCGCTGCGGCCAGGGAACTTCAGCCCGCCCGAGCGGAGGAGCACGTTCCGGGATGTGACGCCGACGCGGGCCGTGTTGACGAGGAGCTTCTGCTGCAGACGGGTGCCGGCGCGACCCTTCGTCTCGTCAGTCCAGATCGGCTGCGCGGCCTCTTTCGTCGCGCTGCTGATCTGCGCGCGTACTTCCGGACCGACAGTCCGGAGAGCGAGTGCGAGATCGCGGAGCGGACTGTCGATCAGGAGCGAGATGGATCCTCCGCCCCTGGCCATGGTCAGGCGAACGTCGGCTGGCCGATGAGCTGCAGGTTCACTGTCGCGGCGTGGACCGTCGCCGCTGCGCCACCGACCTGGCCGGCCTGGATCAGGGCTGTGAAGGTGACGACCTGGCCACCGTTGTTCGGCGTGTACTTGAAGACCTTCGTGAGCCCGTGCCAGGCGATGAGCTGCTTCGAGAGCGACCCTGCCGTCGTCCAGTCCTGGTTGTACCCGATCTGCGCCTGCCAGGCGTTGGCACCGACGAACGACTGCACGCCGCCGCCGATGTCCTGCACCTGCGCGGTCGGTGCATTCGGGACCAGAGCACACGACGTGACCGCCGCCGTGTAGTCGTCCACGGTGCCGACGGCCGCGCCGATCTCGATCTTGCCGGCGCTACCGAAGTACGCGGCGTTGGCGATGATGGTCATGGTTACTCCTCGGTGTTCGTGTAGGTCGCGATGACCTGGATCGGGATGAGGTAGATGGATTCGCCCGTATTCAGGACGCCGCGCTCGGCGGTCTCCCAGAGGAGCTGCGAGTAGCCGTCGAGGGCGCGGAAGAGGTGAACCGCCTCGGCTGTCAGGCGGGGGAATCCCTTCGACGGGTCCGTCTCCGGCGTCGACAGGATCAGCACGAAGTCGACCCCGACCTGGCCTGCGCCGAGATCAGCGGATCCCACCGCCGTGGAGGCGTTGCCCTGCGTGTAGGTGAGGATCACGCCCGACGTCTTGCCGGAGAGCTTGGCCGCGTCGAGTACCCGCCACTCCTCTGGCAGGAGTGGCGTGAGATACGCCTCGAGCTCAGCGGCCACGGTGGCGAAGTCAAAAGACATCGACCACTCCGCTCGCCGGGCGGATGATCCGCTGGATGGTCTTATCGAGCGGACGTGGGGTGAACGTGTACCCCTCGGCGCCCACGTCCCCGTCACCGCTCGCGCGGCCCGCGTTCCACAGGTTCTTCGCCTGCTGCAACTGCGCGTACAGGTAGCGAGGCTGTTCCGTCACATCGTCGTGCCAATACGATGGCTCAGCCTCTGGGTCGTCATCCGTATCCGACGGCGCGAACCACTGCACCTGCTCCTTCGCGGTATCGAGAATCATCCCGAGGATCTCGAGGTTCTCGACAGGCGCGTCCGACCAGGCCGCGAGCACACGCTCGACGGCCTGGTCAGAGTCCGCGCTGTACCAAGCCATCGCTACGGCTTGGTGCCGATGAGGACGAGCGACTCGGGCCGGACGACGAACGTCTCCAGGTATCCGATGCGAGCCTCGTCCACACCGCCCTTCGCGATGTCGAGAGCGCTGATCGAGATCGGGGTTTCGCCCAGTTCGCGGAACTCGATCGCGCCCTTCGCGCCGGCCATCACCTGCGGGGCCGTGGTGACGGTGCCGGCGAAGAACGACTGCGGCGCCTTCTTCACGAGCACCTTGTCGGCGCTGCCTTCGCCGGTTCCTGCCTTCACGCTGATCGAGACGTACTCGGGAAGGAGATCCTTCGGCGTGTAGATGAGCTGCTTCCACGCGACCGGGTTGACGATCGCGAACGAGGGCTCGTCGTCCGCGTCGTTGATGCCCTCGATCGCCTGGATCAGCATCCCGATCGCGGTTTCGTAGTCGTGCCCGTCCACGCTCGGGAAGGTGTCCGGGGCGACCAGCCGGTCCAGGGCGGTCGTGGTCTTGCTCGCGGCTGTGAAGATGTCCGTGAGTGCGCGCTGGTCTGTGACACGGGCGTAGGAGTCCACGACGAGCTTCAGGAGGGATTCGATGAGATCCGCCCCGCCCTCGAGGTCGAACCACTCCCGGGCGATGTCCGCGGCCCACCCGTACTTCTTCAGGCTGGACGACTTCTTCGCCGTGGTCGCGCCGCCCGAGGGCACGTCGGTCTTGTTGCCCGCCCACTCCTGGACGAGCTCGGACCCGGCCGTCATGGTGTATCCGGAGCGTCCGCCGAGCTGGAGTCCCCCGTACAGGTGGGTGCAGAGGTCGATGTACTTCCGCTGGTAGCGGCGACCCTGCCAGAGCTTCCCGACCCAGGCGGGCTGGAGGATGCCCGAGCCTGCCGTCGTGAGTCCGCCGGAGGCGTCGTACTTGATGTCGGTCAGGGCGGCGAGCAGGGTCTCGGCGTCATCCGTCGAGCCCATGCCGTTCTTGATGTTCGCGATCGCCGCGAACACGGTGCCGAGGTCGAGGTCTTCGGCTGACGTGGGTACGCCGGTCACTGTGGGGGCGCTGGCCAGGAGCGTGGTCGGGACGACAGCCCCGGCGACCACCGGCGTTTCGAGTACTGCGGATGCGGTCACGGTGGACCCTCCTTCTGGGTTGGCCTCGGCCGGGGTGGCGTCGGGGGTGTAAGTCGCCTGCTCGCCTTCGGGCGTACTGACGGTGATGTCTTCGGGCAGCGCGAGGGCCTCGAGGCTGATGTGCGCGGGGTTGGTATCCACTGCGTCCTTGTCGACGAGTTCGGATCCGTTGCCGGTGTCAACGGCGGCGAGGAGCGTCGCTCCCTCGAACGCGGGCTTCTCGACCTGCGCGCCGGCGAACAGGACCGCGCCGGGGAGCGCCTTGCCGCCGCGGATGCGGACCTTCGCGACCTCGGCGCTGAGGTTCTTCCGCTTGCCGCTCTTGCCGTCCGCGTACGCCTGCCGACCGGCGGGGGTGTTCGCGTACTTGAACGCTGCGAAGACGCCGGTGTCGGGCTGCTCCCACACTCGGGTGAAGCCGCCGACGACGTCCTCGCGCTTGTGTTCGATGTTCAGCGACATGCCGGTCAGGTCTTCGGGGACGAGCACGTCGCCGGACGAGAAGGTGAACGTGCCGAGGTTGGAGCGCGCCGGGACTCCGAACGGGATCAGGAGCCCCGACGCGGTCAGATCGGCGTCGGAGAACTCGAGCGTCCCCGCGTCGATGGTCACAATGTCGTCGGTCATCAGTCCTCCAGAACGGGTGGGGTCGTCGGGGTCGGGATCGCGAACGCGTTCGACGTGTCGAACGCGATGTACTCGCCGACGGGGCAGACGTCGTCGGCCGAGAGGCGGGCGGCGATCGCGTCGGCGAACTGGCGGGAGCCGAGGTCGTACAGCTCGGAGCGCTCGTCGCCCTTGCCGGTGTAGGTCATGTCGCTGCCGCCGCTGGCCGGGGCGCCCTCGATCGCGGACGCCGGTACGGAGGCGTGATTGGCGATGTCGAGGCGGATGCTGTTCGTCGCGTCGGCGAAGAGGTCGACGGCCTCCTTCCCGTGCTCGTTCACCTTGACGTAGGAGGGCGTCACGGAGACGGTCGTCTTCTGCCGCTGTTGCGCGTACTGGGTGGCGAGCTTCTCCTTCTCCTTCCGCGTCATCCCGTCGAACTGCGAATTCTCGATGTGCAGCTCGGTGCCGGCCGGCGGAGAAGAGAGTCGAACGATGCGGGCGAGGTCGAGTGCGCGGGCCTGCCGGATCGTGTCGATGCCGTCGGTGAGGATGCCGGGGACGCCTAGCGGGATGTAGATGAGACGTTGCGTGAACCGGGCACTCACGGCCGGATTCACGGTCAGCGTGCCGTCTGAGTGCAGCTTCCACATGGACGTGGGGATGTGGACTCCGTCGACCGGGTACTCCTCGCCGTCGAGCGCGCAGCCGAGGAGGCCATGCCCCTCAAGCGCGAGATCGCGGACGAGTCCCTTGGTCCGGATCAGCGGCGGGACACCGCTGTCGCTGGACTGCAGCCAGCGCGGTTGTGTGGACACCTTGACGCCGCCCGTCGAGTACTGCATGAGCGGCATGGCCGAGACGACGTCGGCGTGGATCTGCACAGCCCGCTTGAGCCCTGGCACACGCATCGCTGTTTCCCGCGTGATGACGGTCGGGTCCACGCCGAAGAGCTCGCCGACGATCGCGTTCTCGAGGGAGTCCTGCGACGCGAACGGCGAGACGACGGCGGACACGCGAGATGCCGGCGCGCCCCACTCGCCGGTGACCAGCCACGACCAGATTCCCATCGGTCTGATCTTCGCAATATGTGCAGTGGAAACAGTTTCCACTGCACAGTGTGCTAGGCGGAGTATCCGATCTCGGGAATACCGCCCATCGCCTTCTCGTCGTCGAGCGCGTACAGGGCGCGCGAGACTGCCTCGATCGCGGTGATGTCGTCCTCGGGTCTGTTGGTCTCGTCGGGTCGACCGAACGCCCACGATCCCGTCTGGCCGAACTTCCGTCTCACGGCGATCTCCACCGCACCGTCGAGGGGATCCTGACCGGAGTAGTGCACGAGGTTGCCGGCGTTGATCGTCTTCATGGTGAGCACCGCCGCGCGCGGGATGGATGCCCGCTCCAACGCACGGACCTGAACCGGGGGACGCGCAGCGGCGAGCGAGGCGATCTCGACGTTCTCCGTCGGTCGGCCCGGGTCGTAGCTCACCTGTCGCTTGAGCTTCCGTGAGGTCAACAGGACTTGCTTCGCGAACCCGCCGACGCCCTCCTGGTGATGCAACAGAGCGACATGCCGCTTGGGACCGCGGCCCCTCCACGCGGCCGCGAGCGAGCACCAGTGGCCGAGCGGGTCGATCGCGATCGCGAGGGCGAGGACGGGCGGCAGGGCGACGTCGGCGAGGGTCTTATCGCGACGACCGTCGAGCCACACGGACTGCTTGATGAGCGCCGTCGCTGAGCCCTCCTCGCCGGGCAGTCCCAGGTACTCCGTGTTGAACGCGCCGGGTGTCACCTGCATCGCCTTGAAGTTGTCGTGCACATCCGACAGTGGCGTCGTGAATCCGATGCCCGGGTGGTACAGCTCGACGAGTTCCCGGACACGCCCGTGCGGGTGGTCGTCGTCAGGCTCCCACGCCTCAAGCTCCTCCGGGTCGGTGTCCTCGGGGATGCCGTGATAGATCACGCCGGCCCCCTCCATCTGCAACAACTGCCAGAGGAGATTGCCCTTCCTGAACTCCGGCGCTGTCCCCGACCCGATCATCTGCGGCCGGTATCGACCGTCCAGCGTGGGAGGGATCGACGTCATCATGTCGGCCGTCATCTCCGGGGTGGCATCCTGCGCCTCGTCGACCCACGCGATGTCGTACGCGCCCGAAGTGAACGCGTCGTTACCCGGCGCGTACGCGTTGAAGTAGCAGCCGCGATCCTCCCAGCGGATGTGCTCCGTGCCCTTGCCGGTGTTGATGACGAACGGCCGCTGCTTCGGATCCGGGTAGAGACGGGTCAGATGTTGCACGATGTCCTTCCGGAACCGCTCCCCGGTCTTCTGCCCACCGTCCGCCTTCGCCATCGTCCAGCCCACGAGGTAGTCGTCGCGCAGGGAGCAACGCCCCAGAATGACCGCCTGGACCGCCGTGGTCTTCGTCGTGCGTCGAGGCTCGAGGATGCCGTTGAACTTCCGGCCCGCGTTCAGCACGTCCGCGATCACAAGCTGGATCGGCGACGGCCCGAACCCACCGTCCGCGCGCCGCCGCTTGTCCATCCGCAGCAGACGCGCCCCCTCCAAGAACTCGCGACGAGTGTCCTCCGTCGTGACCATCTCCGTCACCCGAGCCGGCGTCGGAATCCGCGACCGCCACTCCAGCCACGTCGCCTCATCCTGCAAGTCCGCGAGCGTCGGCAAAGCAAGATCCTGCAAGTTACTAGACCTCGCTCCCAGGGAGAGGGGCGCGTGTTGAGCCGGAGGCGGGGGTTGCGTCGATCTCGTCTAGAAAAAACCGCGTGTCGTCGTTGTGTGCATCTACAGTGGCGGCATGCCCATCGCGCTCGTGCTCCTGATCTACGCCCTGGTCGTTGCCGTGATCCTCGTGATCCTGTTCGCCATCATCCGTGGTGCGATCCTCTCGGCGCTGGCCGAGGACCGGCGTCGTGTCGCTGCCGCCGCCGTGCCCGTCGCGCCGCGTGCTCGCCACCTCGATGAGGACGGCGTCTGACACCAGCTCACCTGTGTGGTGGGCCGAGTGCTCGCCGTGTCGCTGGATGTTCACGCCCATGATGGCTTCACCAGTCCGTTCGTCTGTCGTGCCTGTCGGCGGGTGTTCGTGATGCGGGCGCCGATCTTCCCGCCGTGGCTGCGGTTCCCTCGTCGGCATTCGGGTGCGGCGTTGTCGAGGCCCTCGCCGCCGTTGACGGTGATGTGGCCGACGTCGTAGGGCATGCCCTCTGGGATCTCGTCGCCGTGTCTCCAGCAGTAGACCTCGTCGCCTCGTGCCCATGCCATGCGGACCTGGCTGCGGATGATGCGGCACGTCTTGCGCCACTCGGGTGTCTGGTGCTTCTCGGTCACGTGGTCTCCTTGACTGCTCGACGGAGCGCGGCCCTGACTCCGGCATGGGTGAGGCCGACGAGGACGGCGATCGCGCGGAGGCTGTTGCCCTGTGCACGGAGGCGACGGATGCGGGAGTCCCTGGTCTCGTTCGCGTGAGGGCCATGGTGTCGGCTGAGCACGACGATGGTGATGCCGTGATGACGAGCATGGGCCTTGGCCTCGGAGCGGGCGTCAGCGTGTGACCAGCACCAATTCCCTCGACGACAGGTGTCGCAACACCAGACGGCGGACCCACCGTCTTGAGGGTTCTCGACCCACACCGTCATGATGCGCGTGCGATCTTCCCTGGTTGACCAGGCACAGCGACGGGCCAGTCGATGACTTCGGATTGCGTTTCAGAAGTGGTCGCCCTCAATAGCGTGTCCTGTCCTGTCGTGTCCTGTCCTACGTCACGCGTTACTGAATCCGTCACGTCACCCGTTACCGGGGCATCCGTGGCCTTGGCGCGGAACTTCCGCTGACGCTCGCGCGCCTGCGCCTTGTGCGTCCGCACCTGTTCTGCGCTCGACTGACCGAGGCCGCCCTGGTGTGGCTTCACAGCCCAGTCGACGAACTGGTAGCCGTCCGCGACGATCTGCCATATGCCCATCTCGACCAGCTCGGCGTACGCGTCCGGGAAGCTGCCGTCAGGGTGGAAGATGCTGAGGTATCGCCTCTTTATCAGCCCGTCCGTGCCGGCCTCGTTCGACCACGTGATCGCCTTCGTGAGCACGCACCACGTGTCGGCTTTCATCTCCGCGAACCGCGGCTCCGAGATCCACTTGCCCGGGATACGGCCGTCCGTCATCGCAGGCTCCTTTCCGCACCGCCGACCGGCCAGGTGTTCATTTCTGAACACCTGGCCGGTCGTGACAGGGCCTTGGTCAAGTGAGCGTCCACTGGGTGGCGGGGTTCCCGTACCGGCTCGTCCCTGCAGTCGACGCCGCCCCGACCAGACCCTTCCTGGCGAGCTCGGCGCGGGCCGTGCGGATCCGCTGCGGTGTCACCTTGGGGATGCCGGGATACTTCGCCGCGCGGGCGTCGTACCGGTCGATGAGGGTGTCGTCGGTCGTGGGCCCGTAGTCGTTGAGGAGGCCGATGATGACGACCTGTACCTTCGCGATCGTCGTGTGATCGGCGAGGGCGTCGGCCTCGGCGCTGTGGCCGTCGAGGGGCATGGCGCGGGTTCTGGTGGGCATCTAGTTCTCCATATCCGAGAAGCGCTCGTCTACGCCGGTCGGCCGGCGTAGCTCGCGGGGATTGTTCACGGCCGTCAGGTGTTCCCTCCGCGGCGGGAGCGGTTCTCCTCGTCGCTTGAGTTCCTCCTCGATCTCGGCGAGACGTAGCTTTGCGACGTCCTCCTGAAAGTGCATCCACAGGCCCATGACCTCTATGTCCCACTTCGTCACTGCCGACCAGGGAATGGTGATCCCGTCCTCGAGGGTGACTGTCTCGTGCAGCACGGTCGCGTCGCCCTCACTGATCCGGCGCGGGATATCCGGATCGAATCGAGGCGCCTGGATCTCGCTCACGAGGCGACCTCCAACTTGAACGCGTCGTACGCCGCGATCATCAGGGCGATGGCGTCGCGCATCTCCTCGAACGAACCGACCCCGACATCCTGGTCCGTCCAGACCTCGCAGCCGGTCGTGCACCAGTACATGCGCGGGATGCCGTCATTCAATTCGAGCGACACGACCTCGACGACAGAGCCGTGCACGATCTCGATGAACTTGCTGTGCTCGTCAGCCGGTGTGTGAGGCGACTCGTGGTCTTCCTCGCACCACGCGTACACGGGGCAGGTGTTGGCGCTCACAGCTCGACTCCCAACAGGAAGGCGAAAGCCGTGAGGACCGTTCCGGTGTGGACGACCGTGTCCATCGGGTCGACAATCTCAACCGAAAGGTCTCGCACCCGGACACGCATCTGCTCGCGACGTGCCAGTGTCCGCAATCGACCTACGGCGAGCCGGTGGCTCCTCTCGTCATCCTCCAAGCCGGGCACCCGTGCGATGAGCACGTTATCCGTGTCGACGAGGAGAACCCGGTGCATACCGTGGTCGAGGGTGAGTCCTCTCTCAGTGGCTTCCGGGCCGACGTTCCGACGACGAGTGATCGCGCTGACTCGGTATACGTCGAAATCGTGATACCGCCCGGACGGCAACACGTACCAGGACTCAAGAAGGCGAACGAGGACCTCTGCGTCGGCGTTGTGCCTGCCTTTGATGTACGGGAATGCCTTGAGCGGCACGACGTGCGCGTCGACGCCGGCGGCGACGAGTTCGGCCCATGCTGTCGACATGAGTTCGTTTCGTCGGGCGACGAGCGACTCGATTTCTGCCTGGATGACGGCGAGGCCTTCGCGCGCACGCTCGACATCCTGGTCGTAGAGGGTAATCTGGGACATGAGTTACTGCTCCTTCGTTGGGGCTCGGCCCTCGTCCGTGGCTGCAACCACGGCGGGGGCATTTTCTTCGGTTTCGTGCACGAGTGCCGCTCGTGCCTCGGTGCGGGTCGGAAACCCGCCGAACGTGATGCCGCACAGCGTTTCGATACCGTCGACCACGACCGTGCACCTGGCTGCATAGCCGCCCTGCCGCTCGACCGTGACGACCTTGTGGCCGCGCATCAGGCGTCCTTCAACGTGGCGAAATACTCGCCCGTGGACGGGCTGTACTGGATGTCCAGGACGTCCGTGACGATCGCCTTCGCGGTGTTCCGTGAGATCCTGACGGGCTCGCCGCCGTTGATCGAGATCGTGTCCGTCATGCCCGCCGCTGTGACGGACTTCTCCGCGTTGCGCGCGGTCGGATCCTTCGGCATTACGACGCCTCCGCGAGCGACGCTTCGATGTAGGCCTCGATATCGCCCCGCGTGTAGCGGACAGCGCCGCCGAGCTTCCGGTAGCGAGGGCCGACCCCTTCCATGCGCCAGCGTGCGAGCGTGGGGATCGAGAGCCCCAGGTGAGCGGCGGTCTCAGCAGGAGTGTTCAGCTCCTTGAGTGCCTGGTCGAGGTGGGGTGTGGGAATGCTCATTTCTCTCCTATCAATCACTGATACTTTCTGATGAACCTGCGATGCAATTTCAACCTAGGGCAACACGGTAAGCCATCCTGATACTGGATGTCAACTAGTGCCACCGGCTGACGTGTGGGAGTATCAGAAAATGGAAGATGGAAACTGGAAGGCGTTCGAGAGGGAATGGACCGACGCGATCGTCGACAGCATCAATATGATCCGCGACGCCTCCGAGTTGACCGTTCGTGATTTGGCTCAGCGACTGCGATCGCTCGGGTGGCCGATCAGCGATGCGACGCTCGCCGGAATGCTCTCGGGGAGGAAGCGCGGATCAATCACAGTTGCGGAGGTCTTCGCTTTTGCCCGCGCGCTAAACGTGCCTCCTCTCTACCTCATCCTCGGATTGCCGCTGCGCGGAGCACTCCCGGATGGCCCTCTCTGGACGGGGAAGACGCCAGCCGCACCGGATATCGCCGACTGGGTTACTGGACGCAGCCTCTTCGATCCGTACCCTGGGGACGCCCTAGACCCAGATGTCGATCCGCCGGCCTACTTCGCAGAGGCCATAGCGCGCCAGGGACTGGGCGACGTGCTCAGTCAGGGCGAATTCTTGCGAATGATTCGCTGGCAAGCCGCGCAACTGGTGGCGCTGGCGGAGATCGACTCCCCAGAGCTTGCGAAAGCGCTCCCCGAATCGCTGATAAATCAAGAATGGCTCTGGTCCGCGATCAATGGGTTGTCCGCGGCGCGAGCCGGTCAACGTCGGCTGAGCTCTGACCCTGGGAGATGGTCTATACCGCTCGGGGATGTCCCTCGAGATCTTGAGTTCATCGACGCTGACCCACCCGTCCAGGCGGATGATCCCGACGTCGACATCCTGCGGAGACTAACCACGCCCGAACTCGTCGAGCGTGCGAGTCGCAACTTCAAGCAGCTCCTCGAGAACCTTTCGCAGACTAATCCGGGTAAGCGCGATGGGCAGACCACGAACTCCGCTTAGCGCCTACGGCACGATCGCGGCGGTAGAGGTCGCGCCGGGAAAGTGGCGAGCCCGCACCCGCTACCGATTCGACGACGGAAAGCTGCGCCAGGTGGAAAGATTTTCCACCACGCGCGCGAAGGCCGAGACGGCGCTCAGGAAGGCGCTGACGACGATCCAAGTGTCGACGGCCGTGGACGTGAAGCGGGAAACCCGGCTGCGGGATCTCGGCGCGCGGTTCCTGACCGCGAAGGCGGGTCGCGCGCCGCGCACGATCGAGGCGTACAAGCACTCCGTCGAGAAGGTCATCGTGCCGCGCATCGGTGACCTCGCCGTGTCGGAGGCGACGACAGAGCGGCTGCAACGCTTCATCGACCTCGTGACGCGCGAGAACGGGCCAGGAGCGGCCAAGACGGCGCGGGCGGTGCTGTCGGGCATGATGGGGCTCGCCGCACGTTCAGACGCCGTCAGGACGAACCCGGTGAGGGAGCTCGCGCCGATCGAGGGGAAGCCGCAAGGCGCACAGGCCGTGCCGCTCGCCGAGTTGCCGAACCTACTGCAGAAGGTGCGTGCTGACGAGCGTCTGCAGGAGGTAGACCTGGTCGAGGTGGTTGAGTTCGTCGCCGGGACGGGCTCACGGATCAGCGAGGCGCTTGAGATGACGTGGGATGACGTCGACCTGGAGAAGCGCACGGTCACGATCGGGTCTAAGACCGAGGCGAGCCGGCGCACCATCCGCGTCCCGGCGTCCGTGCACGAGCTGCTCTCGTCAAGAGCAGCTCGTCGGGAACCGAAGAGCTACGCGACCGTCGTCTTCCCGACCGTGCTGCTCAAGCCGTGGGATCCCCGCCGCGCGGCGGGGGAGTGGAAGGACGCTCGTGAGCGCCTTGAGCTCCCCGACCGGTGGACGTTCCACGCGTTCCGCAAGACCGTGGCCACCGCGCTGGATCAGGCAGGCCTCTCAGCGCGTGACATTGCGGAGTACCTGGGGCACAAGGATCCGTCGCTGACGCAGTCGGTCTACATGAGCAAGACGGTCGGCGGGAGCCGTGCGGCCGACGCTCTAGAATCCTTCATGAGCCCGAAGGCAACTAAGGGCAAGAA